CCCAGCGATTACGTGTTACCACAACTCCGTTAACCCCACCTGTTAAACAGGATGCGTGTCCAGGTTACTATCTAGACACGTCATAACACCAGTCTATGACTGGTTTGGTGCATAATTCACCACTAGATGGATAGGGCGATGTTACCCCAAGCAGCTCCATCAGCGGATCTTCGTACCGCGGCCCTCTTTCGAGGAAGGTTGCATACCTATACAAATCAAGCTGCATGCTTGCATAGGTATCAAGGCTTCTGTCGCGCCGAGTAGCGCGAGCAGTGAGGTGCAATTCACCGTCGAACGATGGATCGGGAGAAAACAATAACTTCCCAGTCCTCCGCTCGTACCAGGAGAACACCTCAATAGTAGCCGAACAACCGAACGGCCGTGCCTTCATCGACACGAGCCGCGCGCTAATTGGCTTGCCATTGCAGCTCAAACGGTCGAGTATTCGCTCGAGAGTTGAACACGGGAGAAAATCTCCCTCCCCACAACACCGCAACTGTGCCAAGAGTTGCGTGTCTTTGGTATCGTGCGCCTGAATAGTCAGGTCGCACAGCTCAACCATTCCGGGTCTCTTACCAACATAATTTTGCGGCAAGTAGACAAGACCATAAAGGTCTTGGATATGATCCAGAGATGACGAATGTGTAGGCTTCCTTTTGCAGAAGCGCACATAGTCCTCCAGGAAGGCTGATAATACCAATCGGGTACTTTGCGTTGGCAATTTCTCCTGATGTGAAATCAGTGAGAGATAGGCATCTGGGGTACCATCCCAAGAAAGAGTTTTCCTAGGAAAGTACGCATGCGAGATAGAGAAACCATTATAGGCTTCCTGACCACATGCTTCTCTGAAGGGTCCAACCCAGAATGACTTCTGAAGGTTAGGAATCAGGCCCAGAGCTTGGTGTACCGACTGAAGTAAATCGACACACTCAACCGGGACAATCTGGTCGTCGTTGTAGACTACAACCCTAGAAGGGCCCCAGTAGGACTGGTCTTTCCCAAGGACCGTCCCCACGTATTCAGCTACTGCAATATCAATTGCAAGGAAGACTATAGTTTCCAAAGTTGCTGTACACGCGTGTCCCGACGACAATGCCATTTGAAGAGAAGAAAACTTCCCATCTACGACCTTATAAAAAGGTCTGACACGTCGAAGATCACGGATCACACACGCCGGGAACATGTCCACGACAAGCGACCACGTGATTGAATCTGACGCCGAAGTCTGGTCAATAGTTGCCAGATCGCCGGCTGTCGAAGACACTGAGCAGATCCAACTATTTTCCTCTTGCGAGGTAAAGTGGAAATACTCAGCATAGGGGCTCGACTGCACTGCTTCGCGAAGCGAGTAATTCACAGCCTGAGCTACCCAAGCACGACCTGCGTCTTCCATGCCAATAATCCTAGGCTTATCGTAAGCTTTTGGAACGGCCTTAATAGAGACATTAGATCCGCATGCGACCTCCCCATCCGGTACGGGAAACACCCGATACTGTGTGGGAAGAAGAAAATCAGCGAACTGAGTACCCAACATATGGAGTGCCTTAAGTCCTTCGCATGCTGTGCTGGTGGATCCAACCACCTGGGAACCCGTGGAGAAGTAACCCTCCCGGGCGCGAAAACTATACCCTAACAGCATTTCATGCACTATCTCCCGTATACGAGGGAAAATATAGTGTGAGAATTCGCTGCGCTGGATAAGTCGATTCCGACGTTCGAAATCAGCAAAGGCTCTCAGTCCTTGAGCCTCCACCTTGTCGGTAAATCGGGGAGAAAACCTCTTCGGATATCTAAGGCATAACAGGAGACGTGAAACAACCTCCTTATCAGCCGTTAACTCCGGCAAGGCACTACGATGGACTCCCTGCTGTACTGAAGATTCAATACAGACACGGAGGTCTTTCCAGACACCATCGTAGACGGGCTTCTCCACTTCATCCTCGCCATTTAACTGGCGGAGGTATGCATTGGCAGCCCTAGACGCATCGTCAATCACAGCCAAAAGACCTAACCGGGCAAGTGCTTCCGTAAAGAAAGCACATACACGGTCGACGAACTCGGCTGCTACACATGACACAACAATCTCCACCCACAGTGAAATCAAAATCACGTAGGTAGGGAAATTGGCTTCGACAAACCTATCAGGCTTGCTCGATACAGTTGGAGCATCAATTTCGATAGCTCTTTTGATGACATGTGGAGCGATACGTCCTACAGGTTTCGGGGAAAACACCTTCCCACTAGTACCTGCAACTAACTCTTTTCCTCGGAGAGGAGCTCCAGACCCCTTAGCAGGGGATACTCCTTGAGTATGAGACTTCTGGTTCTTCCCAAGGGTTTTCATCGGTCGGCCGGATGCGCCCTTATTCAATTGTTTGTTTTTGGAATTATCCATGGGTTATACCCCTTTCCGGTGCTTATAGCACCCAAACAAAATTAATCCTCCGTAGGACGAAGGGCAAGACGACGAAGGCTGGGGATTCTATCACCACCATCGTCAGTCTTAGTGATGTTGTGCAACCTATCGACCATGGTACGAACCATGGAATCCGAAAGATTCCCGCTTCTGGCAACTCGAACGACCAGATACGCAGTTACGATATTCTCCTCAACGACCTCACCAGTGGTAGTGTCGCGAGTGGTTGCAACATCGTCCAACTTCACCTGAAACTGACTGTAAGCCTCCGGACCAGCAACGCTGGTTTTCGGCTTGTAGGACAGCTCAGAAGACGCATTCTTGGTAAACATACCTCGAATAGTCACCTGTTCAGGCTGATCGATTGGACAAGTTTTGTTTTCTAAAGCCACATGACCAGGGTCTTCCAACAGAAGAGCGTAGTTAGACTTTAGAGAGATCGGGTTGGATGCCGATCCCGTGTTAGTGAAACCAAAAGTAGTTTCAAGTGCCATAAGCACCTCCTTCCTATCCATAAAGGATAGATGCAGAATCAAGGGCTCGCTTCACCCAAGTTCTAGTTTTCGGGTCCTCCCGGTACCACGCTATCTCTGAAGAGACAGTAGGTGCTGCCGCGACCATTCTCGAGTAGTCCGAATAGGAGATACTGCCCGAGTACTCGCCGATAGAGACATCGAAATCCCCCTCAGTCTTCATCGAGTAAATGAAGCTGTAGAAGGCAAGCGATTTCGTGCTGGAGGGCGACTGCCGGATTAAATTATTAATCCGGACTTCTTCAGAAAAATCTGAGAAGGGTATAAACCAGTCTACGACGAATGAGAAAGGAACCAAATCCCAAATACGCGCCCATGTGGGTGCTAATCCGAGATTCTCAAGGTAATTAATAACCTTGGCGCGAGTATCACTATAATCGTGACTCGCGGCGATGCATGTAGCATGATACTGAGTAGAGCCAACCTTCCGGCCAGCTCGACCCCGGCGAATAGAATCGCTTGGGAGATCTCGAATAGCATGCTCGATAGTAGCCTCGATATCAGACTTGGTCGTAAGGTACTGATACCGATACGCTAGCCACGCTTTTCCTGGAGTGAGATCCTGCGCTGCTTTTCGAACAGACGCAAGAAGGTCATCCCACGAGGACGTGACCAGCGAATAAACTACTTCGCAGACGTTGATTAGATTCTCGATGTTATTAACATCGTAGGACGATATAACATCGTCCACTGACTCCCTAACAAGGGTGTCGTGAATCGCTTCTCCGTCTCGCCTATCAGCGTCAACATCAGAGGATATAAGGTTGGTAACATACCGCTTTATACCTTCGACGTACGAATCTGATAGGTCTCCACCAATCTCTTGATAGCTAGCATAAACTTCAAACTGCTTGTCAAGAGGTTCCCAATCAACAACCTCAGGGAGAGCCCCAGGTTGCTGATCGGCTCGAACGTTAGCCCGGTAGCCGTGTAGCTGCCACCCATAAGGGGTGTGAACAGCTTTATACATGGTACCCCATGTGGCATCGTATGGTTGTCCATGACCCCACCAATTGGGCCAGTGAACATGAGTCATATAGACCGTTGAACCCATGCGATAATCGGCTCGAAACGTCTCAACTGCAGTGTCTCCCCAGTTATCACCTTCCCACGAATGATCGTAGCCGGTGGCTGGATTGGCCGCTGACAACTGAAGACGTCCGCTAACCTTGCGGTGGTACAGGTTAGTATTTCGACCAAACCGTGCACCTTGACGGAAAGAGTCAAGGTCTACGGAGACATCGTCTCCGTGTGACAGTATGACGGTGGGATAAAAGTAAAAACTATCCCGAGTATCGAGACCGCCTCCGGTGGCTCGAGGTCCCGTCACCACGGTGGCCTTAGTCGCTATTCGTAGCATAACATCACCTCCTTTCGGTGGACTAGGG